CTAAATTCCTGTTTTGTCATGACATTTCTCCTTTGCTTTTGCCTTTTCTTTTCTCAATTCCCGGAAGAAGCCGCTCAGCATTTCGCTGCACTCCGCTTCCAGCACACCTCGCTCTACTTCTGCCTTGTGGTTAAATCCATCCATCTCCAACAAGTTGAGGACAGACCCGGCGCATCCTGCTTTGGGGTTCATGCTGCCGATAACCACTTTATCTATTCTGGCCTGTATGATGGCACCGGCGCACATCTGACAGGGTTCCAGCGTAACATAGAGAGTACACCCCTCAAGCCTCCAGTCCCCCAGCTTTTTACTGGCTTTCCGGATGGCGTTCATCTCTGCATGGGAGGTGGTATTTTTATCTGTGTTCCTTCTGTTGTAACCTCTGGCTATTATCTTACCTTCATATACGATCACACAGCCGATGGGAACCTCCCTCAGGGCGTAAGCTTTTTTCGCCTGCTTTATGGCTTCCTTCATAAACTTTTCCTGTGCATCCACTTCACGATCCGCCTTCCTGTATGATTTTGAATATATGTTTCTGTCACTTCCCCGGACGCTTGGCTATATATGATCCGGGATACCCCTGCCCTTTCATGGCAGTAAACACGATGGATTGTATTGCCGCAGCCGAAGGATCGGGCTGTTACGATACATCCCGCTGCATTCTCTTGGCGGAAAATGCCGTGCAGGACACTCTCTGATCCGTTGTTTTTGAATTATACTACACTCCGCTTTTATAATGCAATAGCCAACCATATCTCCGTATAAAAGTCTTTCCCGTTTCTTTCATAAATTCTTCAAAAATTTCAGAAAAGCTTTATTGTGTTGTCACAAATTACTCATATTTCTTAGATATACTGTAATTGTCAGCAAGGAGGACGGTCAAAAAAACCGAACCTCATAAAAAGCCAACTGACTTATTTATATAGATTTTTCTTTTCCCTCCCTCTTTTGCCGGTACTTCGCAGAGTACCGGCTTTTTCCTGCCTGCAGGGCGCTTTTGTTTCCTCTTCAGATTCTTTTTAATTATTTTTAAAATGTTTCAGAAAAGCTTTATATCCTTGTCACAGAATCCTCACATTTCCAGGTTATACTTTAATTGTTGTTGAAGAAGACAGCAGCTGCATTACAGTGATATATGTGGCTGCCGGGCTTCGCCTAATACAGCCAACTGACTTTTTATATAGATTTTTCTTTTCCCCCCTCTTTTGCCGGTACTCGCCAAGGTACCGGCATTTTTATTTTCCGGATACTTTTATGTATATATTAGAGGGCAAACAAAAAACCCGCAGTTCACGCGGGTTTAAAGCAGCGGAGACGGTGGGATTCGAACCCGTGACTATACGTGCATCGTCGTACACATGTACGCATTACTGTGCACTTTTCGGCATGTTTTAATAGGTTTATCATATTTTTTTGCCATTTAGTGCGCATGTGTGTGCGCGGTAATGTACAGTGGTGCACGACTATGCAACACGAAATGCAACACGAAATCGAGATGATACAATATAGCTTAAAGGCTGGCTGATGCATTCTGTCAGCCTTTTTGATGGGACACTTTTTGTCAGAAACATCGAATGGAATATTCTGTCGAAAACTGTCCAAACCTCTCTATTGCATATCCGCACATAGGGGATTATAATACAGCTATAGATATGACAATCAGATATGATAGCGGATGGCCGGTACTGTTATGGTGCCGGTCATTTTGCGTATCTTGTAAAATAATATCAATTTTTGTTTGTCAAAAGATTGTCATTTTATTGTCAATGTATTGACAACCACTGCAAAAACTGCTATTATATAGTTGCAGATAGAAATATGCTGTATACCCGCTCAACCGAATTAACGTTTAAGCGACATGTAATGTCGTCGGACGCGGGGCCGCCATTTGGCGGTTTTTTTACTATAAGGGGAAAAACATGGATTTGTTTATATATACAGATGAATCTGGGGTCTTCGACAGAGTGCATAATAGTAATTATGTTTACGGAGGACTGATACTATTTGGCAAAAATCAAAAAGAAGATTGTGCGAGAAAGTATTTACATGCAGAGCGTTGTATAAGATACAAGAATTACTCAAAGGATGATGAATTAAAAGCTTCTTTTGTTACAAACAGAGAAAAAGGTAAATTATTACGTTCTTTAAACTCATATGTGAAATTCGGAGTAATTATAGATCAATATAAAGTAATGGACTCAATATTTAGTGATAAAAAAACAAAACAACGCTATCTTGATTACGCTTATAAAATAGGATTAAAAAGATGTTTAGAGAACCTAATTTCTACTAGCGTTATCTCGCCTGGCAGTATCAACAATATGTATATATTTGCAGATGAACACTCAACAGCAACAAACGGTCGTTATGAATTAAAGGAAACTCTTGAGCAAGAATTCAAACGTGGAACATACAACTTTAACTGGGATCGTTTTTTTCCTCCCATATTCCCTCACATGGGAGGTATTGTTTTACGTTTTTGCAACTCAGAATGTACCCCTTTAGTGCGTGCTGCTGATATTGTGGCAAACAAAATATATAATTGTGCTATTAGTGGCAATTTAAGTGATATACAACAAAAAATACATATTGTGCGTTTACCTTAGCACACCAGCCCCGGCAGCACATCACCGGGGCTATTATTATGCCATTAACTCGACGTCGAGTAGGCAATTATGCAACCAGGCTCATAAATGTATTGCGTCCTGCGATACCATCCACAGTAAGCCCGTGATCACGCTGATATGCTCTTACTGCCGCATCTAGGCCGCTGCCAAAACTGCCAGGGCACTCTACTCCCTGCGGGTTGTATCCTTTTAGCATCAACAGGATCTCGAGTGCTGTCACCATGTACTGACACTCTCCCTTGCATACATAGTGACTGCCTAACGCCCGCTCTGATGCGGGACCCCAGATACCGTCCACGACCAACCCAGCACGGTAATCCTGGTTAATACCTGTCTGCAACACCATGACTGCGCCCTTTTTGGTATCAGGGCCATATAACCCATCTACATCAATCCCCGCTCCTGTAAAGTTGTTAAGATGTATCTGTCCATCCCGCCTGATCGGGCTGTATCCGGATGCAGGTTTGTTTGTTTCCGGTTTGGGCGCGGAAGCGGTGCCGCCGGAGCTTGTCCCGCTCATAAGCTTTTTAACATCAGCCTTAAATCCCTCCCACAATCCCTCTGCGATAATCCTGCGTGGGCAGTTCTTACGGGATGCATCATAGTGCCGCTTCAGGCGGTCAACTCCCCATCCTCTCTCTCTCAGCAGTTTGGCACAGAGCCATTTTGCGTTCTCGACAGCTTTGTAATAATTGCTGTCCGGATTGACACAGATTTCCAGGTTAATGCTGTTCCGGTTGGTAATGCCATACCTACCTCCGCCGTCTCCTACAGCATAGGCTCCGTCCGCTAAATCGAGCGTCTGATAGATCTCAGTGTCATCTACGTAAAAATGTACACTGCCCGCCAGATTGCCGTTATACAGGGCGTTAGCGTGTGTCCTGGCCCCCGCTCCTTTGGACCAGTTATCAGTCTCATGTACCACTACATAAGCCGGATTGTTGGCACCAATATAACAATGATTCTTTGCGATTTTCTTCTTAATCTCCATACTTACTCCTTCCCCCGGCTCTTGCGCCGGCGCAAAAAGAGGACGATCACTCGCCCTCTGTCCCCTTATCTCTCAACTGCAGTAACACTTCTTTTAACTTATCCGGTACCGGTATAAACTCCGCTGCGTTTTCCAACAGGCTTAATGCTTCGTTAGCAATATAAAACATAATGACTACTTCCCGGAGCGGCACCTTGCCCCCCATAAGTCCCTGAATCGCATAGGACACGGCAATCACGATAAACATAACTATCTTTTTCAGCAGCCCCTTAAACCCGATTTCAGATGACAGCAGCTTGTTGTAAATAGCTTTGATGCAGCCAGTTATGTAGTCCAAAACTGCCAGGAATACGATTGTTTTCAGCAGCACGTCCCATCCGCCCAGCCAGTAAGCCAGGAATCCACCAATCACGCCACCGGCTACACTGATCCAGTTAAATAATCTCTCCATTCTCTTCATTTACCTCATCTCTTTCTTTGACTTTTCGCATAATAAAGAACCGTCTCCGGTCCTGCTCTGATCTCGTTGTGTTTATCCACGTCATCATTCCTCAGCCAGATCCTCCATGCCCGAGTCCACAAGGATCTCTTTCACCTTCACCTTCAGCAGACGCGGAACCTGCTCATAAGTTTTCTTTCCCAGCATGATCTGCTGCGCCCATAACATTGCCATCATTTCTTTACCGTCCTTTCCTGTTATCATAATCATGAGATTGGTTAATAAGTTACACATAGACCGCCTCCGACATTTCCAGCAGGCATTCTGTCAGAATCTGGATTGTTTCTGCCTGTTCCTGCACCTGTTCCTCAAGGCTTTTGGGTTGTGATGGCGTGTAGTCCAGATATCTTTCCGGATTGCTCTCTACGCCCTCTCTGGTTATGTTATCCGTGGAATCACGGAACTGGTTGAAATCATATTCCCAGTAGGCGTCCTTGGTTGTGTGTGTCTCTCCAAACTCGTCCACCTGGGAGCTTTCATCAGTTACCTCCTGACCGTTAAGACAGATCGTCACATCTACCATGCCCTGATCAAGCGGCTGCCAGCGTACTGCCGGCTGCTCTGTTGTGAATCTTGCTTTCAATGCTTACCCTCCTTTTCGCGTATTTCATCAGTTGCTCTATTCCATACTTCTTTTTGAAGTGATCGGAATCTGAATTTTTGAACCAGCCGAAATATGAAATGCAGCGGTACGCCAGATCTAGTGCTATCTCCATGCGCCGCTGCACCTGTTTCCTCAATCTCAGATATGCCCGTCTTGCCCGGAGGAATATGCTCCGGCGGACTTCTGTGTGGTCCCTATAAATTTTGTAGCCCATCATATCAATGCAATCACCGTGATGCTTTCCGTCTTTGCCGATATAATCAACCTGGAACAGTTTCCAGTTCGGTTTTATCTCCAGTTCCAACTCCTCTTTGAAAAATTGGATCAGCATGAGCATGGCCTTTTTGACGTCTGCCTTTCGCGGTCCCAGAATCAGGATATCATCCATATAAAAGATGATTTTATAGAACAGTCTTGTCCGTTTCTCCTGTCCGCGCCGTTTCTGCACCTTAAAGAGTTTCTGTTGTGCGTAGTGATAGGCAAAACTGAGGTAATAATTGCATAGCCACTGGCTCAGGTATGAACCAATGGACAGCCCTTGCTTGTATGAGCCGATCAGCGTCTCCACTAAATAAAGCAGGTCATCATTTTTGACCTGCTTTCTCAGAAACCTCATGAGTTTTCTTGTGTTAATGGACGGATAACAGTGCCGCACATCAGCCTTGGCTCCTGCCCTCGTTTTGTCCGGATTCTTCCGGATCCATCTCTCTATTGCATTCTTGCCGTATACCTGGCCGCGGCCTGGTACGCTGGCACATTGATATTTTCCTATCTTTCTTTCAAATAATTCTTTCAGAGCATTGACCGCTACATAGTTGTATATCTGCTGTTTGATGCTCTCCACGCCTATCTCCCTGAGCTTTCCGGAATTTCCGTCATATCTCATGGAGTAGGATATTGCAGAAAATGACACGTTTCTTGTGTCTATCTCCTGCGCCATCTCCGCTGCAGCTTTCTCTATCAGCGGAGTTGCGACGCTCCTGTCTGCTTTGATCTGTCTGTGCAACTCACGTTTTGTCGTGTTTGCTGTGTAGCCTGCCAGGAACCCGGCTACATCCAACCGGCTCCATTTATCTGACAGGCACTCCCGTATAGCTGCCTTTATCCATTCGGCATCCAGGCGTATATTTTTACAGTATCTTTTCAAGACTGTTTGTCCTCGTTTCTTGATAAAGTGGTTTTCGGTTTTTCTACTCACCCCACCCATGACCTACTGCATCATGAGTCCGTGTGCCAGGCTCCTGTGCTCCCAGTCACACGGTTTGGCTACAATCAAATTTCGGGATATGCCCCACGCACCCGCTTTCCGGTGGCTCCGTTCCTACAGAGCGAAATGTAACGCTGAATTTCAAATATTTTCAAGAAAATCCGGAGACGATATTCCAGTTCGTGTTCGACCAGCCATTGTTCGCATTTAGAATCCAGAGGCCAGCATTCGCGCCATTGTTCAAATTGCCCAGCGCAAGCCAACAGGAAAACCGCTCAGAAAGCGTAACAAGTCCGTTATATTGTTATGAGGGGAAGCCCCCTCTGTCAGGCTGCCGCCTGCCATTCACCCCTGGTGCCATTTGGCGAAACGCCGGAGACGATATACCAGTCCGCGTCCGACCAGCCATAGTACGCACGAAGAATCCAGAGGCCAGCAACCGCGCCAAGGTTCAAACTGCCCAGCGCAAGCCACTCCCTCTGGCCGGATGTTCCCGTATCTGTATAAAGCCCGTCAGCAAAGCCTGTGGTAGATCCAGCCCCCGTTCCTGTCGGAATCATAATCCCCAGATCCGTGTCTGTGGTTTCTTCGGTTATATATCTCCAACTTGCCTCGGTATATGGCACCTGTGCTATTGCTTTCTTGTAGCTTGCGCGTACCGTTGCAATGGTACTGGACAGCGTGCTGGCATCCTGGCACACATACACATCTCTGGCCGGGTTTCCATCCTCGCCTGTTACAATATCCGTTACCACATTGCCCAGCACCTCATAAGCTCCCACGCCGGTCTCAATACCCTGAATTTTAAAGGCGTATTTCCCATTGGTATTGTTGCCCAGGGAGCCATCCGATCCGGCCACCTCATCTGTGGATCCGGAACGCCAGGGCATGGTAGAGATACAGGTTGTAAGTGTCGTATCAAAAGCCTCCGGAGCATCTACATAAATGGCAGCATTTACATCATCCACATCCTCAATTTTCAGTATCTTCACACTGTATGCCAGATTGTGCATATATGCATAATATCTATCATTGTTTGTGGCTTCGCCCATTTCTCCAATGGAAACATATGATCCGACCACATAGGATGCCGCCTGTGACTTTGTGAGGATCACTCTGGTCACGCCGGTTCCTTCCACCAGGTTCATGTACTGCGCGGTGTAGCTTGTACATCCGGCCATGATACTCTGGCTGTGTGTGGTGCCGTATTTAATAATCATCATCAGCTGCCTATAGAATAAATCCCAGCTCGTTGTACCGCAGTAATGTCCGCCCAGTTTGTGCATGTAGACGATCATGCCGGTGTAGCTGACCGGGTTCTTTGCTTCCTCAGCCTGGCACCCGTTAGCCGGAGCCAGTCCCTTTGATGAGTATGGTGCACCCTCAATGTCTCCTGCTACATACTTCGCGTGGATCATGAACGGGCTGAGTGTTCCATCCGGGTTAATGGACTCTTTCATAGGGTGCGGCGTTAGTTCCGTCTGGCTGTCAGAATAGTGGTACAGGACTGCCTCCGCCGTGTCCTCGATGCCGAACCATGCGCTCATTGTAACCTCTCCGACCTGTACCTTGCCGTACTTGGTAAATCCAATCTGGCCCTCCAGAGCATCTATATGGTTGAAACCATTCTCGTCTACAGAAAAATTACAAGTGAAGTGATGGAACAGGCCGTACCGTTCGTAATCATCCCGGCCTTTTTGTCTGCCCACAGATGGCTCACAGACCATTCCCTCATTGGCGTTCATCTTCACGCCCACCGGACTGGTTGATGTTGCGTATTTATAGATTTTCGTGGTAAATACCAGCCCATTTCTGCGGAGGGCAAAATAATTGGAAAGAGCCTGCTCCACTCCGCCACCCGCCTCTTTGATGGCATCAATCTGGGCTCTCCCAATCGTCTCTATATTTTTGATTGACTCTGCGGCGGTTGCCTGGACATTCTGTACCTGCGCGGTGCCCTCTGCCTGTACTCTGGATACCTGGGTGTCTCCGGCTGTGTTTACACGCTGAGTCTGGGTCTGACCGGCGTTATTTACGTCAGCTACGGCTTGCTGGGCGGTCAAAGTAAAGTCATTTTTAATTTTTTCAGTATCCTGCGCTGACTTCTTAGCGGCTGCAGCCTGGGCTTTCGCCTCATTCAGCGTATTGATTGCGTCCTGGGCCAGCTCCTCAAACATTCCCTCCAGCACCGTAGATTCGTTTTCGCTGGGTATTCCATCACCGCTCGCGCTCTCGTAAACGTAAAGATTAAAAGAAAAAGAGGATACTACATCCTCTCCACTCACAAACTCTATCATACATATCGCACCGCCAGGCTCCGCAAGCGTCTGATTCGTCATGGGCACGAATACAGCCTTGTCTACAATCCGGCAGTCATTATATACGACCTTTTTTGATGGCTTAACCACCCAGACACGTGCGGTTACACCTGCGGGTATGTCCCAGTCAACTACGGTACACTCTATTTCCCTGCCTGTGTCCCCCTGGACCGCATATACAATCGGTGTAATCCTTTTATGCAGGACACTTATCTCAATCTTGTTTACCGCTTTCATGCCTTCCCTCCTTCTCCGCATGGTATAACGCAGCATATTGCAGCATTTTCAAGTCTTTTACGTCAGATAAAACCCGTTCCAAAATAATGCACATATCAGCCGGAGATATCCTAAACGACTGCATATATCTGAGAACCTCTGCTTTCATGGTATCTGATACCTTATCAATTACCATACACAGCGGCATTTGTACCTCTTCCTGCTTTTTTATCTGATCCTTGTTTTCTCTATCTCCACATTCAGGCTCTCTTTTTCTTCCTCCGTCAGTTTTTCGTACGGTTTCTTCCATAAGGTTCCATCCTCCCTGTATATTTCATATCCCTGGTCAATTTTTGCTTCAATATCTCTTAGATTGACATAAGACCAAGTGTCTAATTCTGGGTTCCTGATCTGATACATTACGTTCCTCCTAACTTAAATTCGTTACCATTATCCCATTTAGAAAAGTAAGGGTAGTAAGCCACTGTTTACCGCTCGAATCCTGGGTTATGACTTTTATTGTGCCTGACCCTCCCTCATATGCTTTCCAGGGATCAGTATCAACGATCACAAGCTTTTGTGACAACAACTGCAATACACCATAGCTTTGTATAGCCAGAGCATTCTCATCACCCGATCTGGATCCCGCTATATATCCGATTGCTGCGTCATTTCCTGTGGTCGAAGAACGGTAAGAAAAGTTTACTTCCCCGGATGCCATCCCGCACCCCAGCTTGTTTGTCGGGTTATACGTTCCTATATAGCCTGTGGTCTTCATGAAGGCAATGGGTACGTTTGTGCCGCTCACCTTTTTTTCAACGGAAATGACGTTGTCGAATGTCCCAAAACTTGTGTTGAACATTATCCGGTAATCGCCTTTTGAGTTAGTCAGGGTCATGCCCTGCTTATCCCATATACCGATGTCATTGTCATTTGCATCCTTCAGCTTAAATGTTCCATACTGGTTATTCAGTCCGCCTAGTATCAGCTCTCCTGAACGGATAAATGAGGCATTGATGTAGATTTGACCGTTATCCGTAAAAAGCCCTTGTATTTTCCCGTTATTTGTGAGCATATTAAAGGTCTCTTCCCAATTGAGCGTGAGCGGGTCACGCCCAACGGGAATATGTATAACCTGCAACCGGTGTATATATCCCTCTTCGTCTACATCACTCCAAAGTTCACAACGTATCTCCGTATATTCATCCAGCCCGCTTGTCTGTATGTCTACCGTGCTTTCCGTTGTTCCCGAAGTCGTCTTATATATCGTTGTAGTAGATTCGCCGTCATTATATACGCCGTACACCTGTATTTTCCCTCTATATGCCCCGCGGGATGGAGGGGTCCCATTCTTCTGCTTGAAAGCGCTCAAAGTAAAAACAGATGGATAGATATACCCATCTGCACGGCTTATTTCAAGATGATTAATATTGGATTCCAAAAAATAGTATGCGGATTCAGAATAATTACTGGCCTTTCGCCAGTCGGATGCAACAAAGCTGCCAGTTTCCCTCGTTACAGATGAGACCATGATATCCCCTATATCCCCCTGCACCCATAGATCACAGATCCTATAAGGCGGGACCGGCTGGTTGATATACACTTTACACTTGGCTTTCGCCAGTTCCGCGGCGGCATCAGCCTTGCCATTTGCAAGTTCTTCCCACACAGTTCCCGACCATCGTTTTGTCGTTTTCGTATCTGTGTTATACCAAATGTCCCCTGTATGCTGCTGTTTTTGTATATCCTGCGTCCATGCAGACGATGGGTCTTCAGACTGGCTGTAACTCTCTATTTTTCCGTCGAGCTGCTGGTACAAATCGTCTCCAAGAGCCTCCACAATCCCCTCGACCTGTTTTGCATATGAGTCATCAGTATAGTTATCTTTCTTCTCCCAGTCAGATTCTACATATTCACCGGTGTCCCGCGCTTGAACGCATACTTTTATAACTGTGCCTGTCATCCACAGATCACCAACATTATATGGTGTTACCGGAATAGGGGAGAAAAGCTGCATTTTTCCTTCGATTAAATCAAATATCTCATCAGGAGGCACCGCTTTCATGATTTCCCAGGCAGTCCCCGTATATATGTAAGCTTCTTGGTCACTGGTGTTGTACCACAAGTCTCCCTTATGTACTGCCTTCTCTTCCTGGCCCCAGTTTGCCGCCGGGTCTTCCTTTTGCCTCCAGATTTCTGCTTTATTATCTGCCTGCGTTCTTATCTCTGAGATCGTCTCTTTATAATCTCCAGTCAAAAAATCGTTCAAAGCGGAATCGTCTGTATACGCATTTAGTTTCCGCCAATCTGATTTCTGGAACGCCCCTGTCTGTCTTTTCACTATACATGTCAGTATATCCTTACCATCGGACCATGTATCACCCACATCATAGGGAGTGTATGGCTGCTCTGTAAAAGACCTTTGCTTACTGTCTGCCGTCTCTTGTGCTTTCTGTGCATTGGCAAGGGCTTTGGTGACGTCCGTATCTTGTACGAGCTGCCACATCCATATATCGTTATTTTTGAAAAAGCGGTATGCATAGCCTTTCGACTTCCAGTAAAACAGGTCCCCTTCATGCTTTGCACGCTCTATTTCTGTTGTCCATTCTGACGCAGGAAGGTTGTTTAAATTTGGTTCATGATCATAGTAGAATGTCTCGATCTGCCCATCTATCTGTTTTTGTAGATTGTCCATGTTTCCTGTCACCGTTGTGGTGAATTCGGCTAACTTTCTATCTGCATATGCCTCTGCAAGATCCTGAGCATCACCGGCAGCCCCTTTTGCAATATCTTCCACTGTTTTCCCGTCTACAGTAAAAGCCTCCATCGACATCCGAAACTCGCCAGTATCAAGGTTCCAATAGTTCCGGCCTGTCTTATCAGACAGTAGACCGGTTATGATAGCATCTGCTACAATTCCTTTTGCTGTTATTGCAGTTCTCCAGTTCCAGTCCCTTCCGTCTGCGGTTCGCTCCGTAGCGATCTGTAAGCCCTGGCTGCCGAATATCATACAGCCGTATAATTCTGATTCTGGGTCGAGGTCGGATATTTCAAAGGCTCTGCCATTTACTTTCTTGGCAACCGTACTCTGCAGCCGCAATTGAGTTTTCACTGCGTCCAGGATACCTTTTACCCTTTCAGCTATCAGCATCCTGGAAATGGGGTCAATTACTTCTCCTATATGGTCAATCGTATTGGAAACATCATCAAAGTAATTGTTTTCTGGATTCCCCAGGGTAATTTCTGTGATACGTTTTGCTACATGGTCATATTTACGACCTATACACCGAACTTCAATGTCTATTCCCAACCGTTTGTGCCTTACATGCACCACATCCCCCAGCCTTATTTTCACAAGGTCTTTAAAATCTTTGTATTCCCTGGTTGATTCCAGATCCAGAATATCAATCTTATATTCCGCATGTGGTTTATCTATACCGTTTTCAAATTCCTGCTGTGCTGCCTTAGTGAGCGCGGCCCTTAATTCATCCAATGTATCGCAGATTATACTTCCATTCTCTTCGTCACTCTCCTGCGCATCATCACGCAGCTTTATGTTGCTGTATTGTATTACTCTGGAAAATGCTGTTGGATAAGCGTTGATTATAGGGCTGTCTACCCAGGGTTTATCCCCGGATAATGTGTATCCATTGTAGGATTCCGGTATTATCCTTGTTACCACTTCGGACATATCTATTTTTTCTTCTATGCCTTGGATATTAAACCCCAGTTCCGCTCTTGCGCCGTAATCGCCACCTGCTTTTTCGTTGATAATGGCGGTGAAATTGTTATATAAAACTTCACCACCCCATCGGTTTATGAAAGACTGCTTATCATCACTTCCGATTGCTTCGATCAGGTTCTTTCTTATGTAATAGGCTGTAGACGCTTTTTTTATATCTGTGATTGCTGTATATTTACTATTCGCAGCACACATGATATTTAAAGCCTCTTGCCCCGTCTTCCCGGTCGGCCTCACATCCGTTAGGAAACAATCGTTCCTTGCGTCCAAAAATACAGGGTACGCTTGTGCGACTATTTCGTCGTTATCTTTGTCTACAGAATAGATCCGCCAAAGCTGGTCGTCGTTGAACTCTGGGGATGGGGCTTTTATTACACTATTTTCTGTTACAAAACTTACCATTTCCGTTGTTGCCGGAACGATCAACTCCATTTCCCAGGAGCCGTTTAATGTGACTGTACTTTCGCAGAATATAGGGTCGATTGGCAAATCCCCGTTCATATCAAAATTACTGTTCTTAGGCTTATAAATTTGTATCATCCACGGACCCTCCACATAGGTGCAATCTGTAAGGTAAATCCACTTGTTATAGCAATCTCATTGTATCCTCTGCAAATGTACAGATCCTCATAATCGCCTGTCACACCGATATTATTCAGTGTCCCATCTTCCCTGTATGAAAGCTTTAATCCTGTGTCTATAATCAGGTTTTGTCCAACCTGCGCAATAAATTCCTTACCATTTACATTTAAAACACATCTGCCTTCTCCATGTATCCTATATAGAGGATGTGACATAGAATACATGTTATAAATACCGTCATTACTGATTTCTTGGAAATTATACGACCCATCTACATATTTAAAAGGATGACAAGTGAATTCAGCAGTGATGAGAGTATACTGCAGCATTTCTTGTGCGATATCCGTTATACTCGATTTTGAAACCACATAAAAATGCCCTGGCCTGTTGCTGATCCTAAGTCTCATATTGCCTTCACTTTCCAACCATTCAAGACATTTATCAACTATCGTCTGCAAATCATCTACAGTACCAAGACAGCCAAATTCACATTTAATGATCGTGGGGTTATAAACTCCATCATCTACATATACATTTCCGTCTCTGCCTGCAAGGGTAAATTCTGTCACTCTTTTTTCCCCTAAGGTGACTACAGGGAATTTTGTCACAAATAACCCAGGAATGCTCTCTGACGCTACATCGTTATATTCTACTGTGATCATTTTCCCTTCACCACCTTTTTACCATTTTGTTTTCTTAGGATATCTTCCATCACCCATTCAGACAAGGTGCTTTGTACCACCCTTTTTCCTAGGTAATTATCATTCTGTATCTGTATTGGCACTGTCACCACTGGAAGAGGTACCCTCGACAGCTTTTCGTCAAGCATCCTGTTAAGCCTGTCATAAAATCCCTGTAGCGGCAGGATTGCTTCATCTCCCGCCTCTCCACCTACTTTTGCGCCTCCGGTTGATGGATTATAGTCAAATAAAGTTGGTCCTGTCATGATACCGCCATCTTTATACCAGTCGACATTAAAATGCGGTATAGATGGAGGATTAAGGCTAAACTCACCGTCAATAGAAAAATGAGGCAGCTTAAAGTCTGGCAATCCCCAATCAAAATCAAAAAAGCTTTTTATATTGTTTATAGCATTACTGACAATCTCTTTTGCTTTTTCAAAGATGGAAAAGAATTTATCTTTAATACTGTCCAGAATATTTCCCGCCGTCTCCTTTGCCGAATTCATGCCGTCCGATATGGTAGACTTTACACCATCTATTACGTTTGACACTTTATCTTTGATACCATTCCAAATCTCTGACACTTTGTTCTTTACTGCATTAAATATGTTTACAACCGTATCCTTTACAGCGTTAAAGACGTTTGTCACCTTTTCCTTTATGGCATCAACAACACCTGCGATATATGCTTTAATCGCTTCCCAGATAGCAGAAAGTGTGCTGCTTATTGCATCCATGACAGACGAAATTGTTGTCATGATAGCGTTCCACTTCTCTGCGATCCAGTCATGGATAGCAGTCACTATGTTAGTGACTGTAGTTTTAATGGCCTCCCATATGGTTGAAAACGTGTTTTTGATTGTCTCTAAGATTGGTGACAAAAATCCGACGATTGCATTCCATATGACTTCTATACCGTTTTTAATATTATCCAGAGCAGTTGCTACCACTGATTTGATCTGTTCCCATGCAGCGAAAACATATTCCTTACAGTTCTCCCAGATAAATCGGAATGGCAGAGTTATGATCTGAAAACCCGCTGACAGAATCTCTCCAATAAACATTATTGCTACTTGTACGGCATTCTTGATAGTTTCCCAAACATTGATAACGGTTTCTTTCACACTGTTAAAAATATCTGAAATTTTCTTCTTTACTGCCTCAAATTTTTCAGCAACCGCCTTGCGTATCGCCTCTATCTTTTCAGATACCGTCTTCTTTATTGCATCCCACTTTTCAGTGATTGCTTTTTTTATCGCATCTACTTTATCCGATACCGTGTTTTTGATATTCTCCCAGATTTCTTTCAGTTTAGACCACAGTTCAGAACACTTCTCTTTGACCGTATCCCAGTTCTTATAAAGCAGAACTCCTATAGCTATAACAGCGCCGATTGCCAAAATTACTAGTCCAATTGGGGAAGTAAGAAATGTAAAAGCCGTTCCCAAGGCCGTTGTAACCGTCGTAGCTGCTCCTGCTATAGCTCCCCATAATGTTGTTCCAGCCGCAGCCAATGCTTGCTGAATTTTGTATGCAGTAACCAGTGCCGTCAATGTCCCCAATGCAATACCCAGTTCAGTAATTAGTGTTTCGTGCTCTTTAAACCACTTAATGACTTTTGGCATACCTTCAGTTAATGTCTGTATTGCCCCGGACAGCTTTTTTACTGCCCCAACAGCCGTGTCCAAAAAATTAGAACCCAGAAGCGCTTTAAAATCAGTCCATGCCTGTTTTAAATTACCGACCTGGTTCGTCCATGTATCAGACTCTCTGGCGGCCTGTCCAAGTGCCCCAGATGCTGCATTTGCATCTTCCACCATCTGTAATAGAGTGAGCTGTTTTTGAGCCTCTGAAAGCTCATTAAACGATTTACCATAAAGCTCATTGGCCGCTGCGTTCCTGGTTGTCTCTGTACTGGACAATCCTAGTGCTGCGTCGTTCTCATAATTACCCTTCAGGAAGGATTGCAGGGATTCTGTTGTCTCCTCTAACGACCTGTCATAAAAGGCGGCGCTATCCGCAACTGCACGCATGGAACGGTTCGCTAAATCCATTGCATCCGAAGTATCCATGCCTGTTGTCTTAGCGAAAGCTGCGATCTGTGTATAACTGCCTTTCATCCGGTTCTGTAACATGCCTGTTTCGTCTGCGATACCAGAAAGGCTTTTCTTTGCATCACCTTCAAGATCACCAAAAACCTGGGTGAACTGCGAAGACGCGGCTTCTGCATCCGCCGCGGCGTCAACACAGGATTTGCCAAATTCTTTGATCTTATCAACAGCAAAGACCGTTGCTACAACTCCGCCTATCTTCTTAAAGGCAGAAATTATCCTCCCGCTGGCACTCTCGGATGAATCGGATATATCATCCAGGGACTTATCATACTTATCTGCCTCTGTATGCGCTTCAGACAGCTTTGTCTTGTTATCCTTCAATTCCTGTGACAGTTTATCTATTTCGGACGCGCAATCCTTCGCTTCTTGAGAGTTCTTCCCGTATTGTATATACAGGTCGGCGTATCTTTCTTTTAAAGTCCGCAACTCACTTTCCTGCTTTGATGCAACGTCAGTGATCCTCTCCATTGCAGTCTTAGTCTCATTAATCGGCTTTGGTTTAAAATTCTCGACTGCCGACTCTCCAATCTTATGAAAGGCGGTAACTACTTTTCCAGATGCGCTCTCGGCTTTCCCGGTCGTTTCATCTATAGCGGTGTTAGCCTCTGAGTTCTTAATCGCAATCGTGCCGAATAGCTTAAATAATTCCATTTATCCACTCACCCCCTCATCAGGAATGAAATTCTGCGCTATATCAAGAGAATCTTTGATCGTTGTTTCAATATCTGATTTTGACATTTCACGAGGTCTTTCAGTTGTTCTGAGGCTTTCTTTAAATTCTCTGAAAGACTTGTCAAATACTTTGTGAAGGAAAAACTCCCATTCCTGTTCATTATTTGTTTCGTCTACGATATGGGAGACAAATTCCGTAAGTTTATCTGTCAAAATTATTTCATCCAACAAGAGAAATGGACTTGCATACCTTTTAAACAGCAAGTCCATGAATTTTATATCTCCTATTTGACTAATCTTGAAACAACCCCAATAAAACCCCTGAATTCCTCTTTTTTAAACACATCCACTACCATTTCAAGGAATGTGTTCATAGGCATCTCCATAAGCTCCTCTTTGCTCTTTCCAGACAACCCGCAGAGGAATGCATAGATTTCCTGCTCGCAGTCTCCCAGGTGCCCTAAAAGCGTATTCGCGATATTCAGTGCAACGGAAATACCGATAACTGTCATCCCGTCTTTTTCTCCACTGTCTTCCTCTTTTGCCTCATCATCTGTGCTGATAGCGGAGACAAGTTTTTTGATCTCTTCGGCTTCAAATGCATTCATAAATTCATTAATCCCGATTTTTGAGATGATCTTCACCATTGGGAACACATCTTTTGCCGCCAGATTCCTAAGCATGTATGCCGGCTCTGCTTTTTCCTGGATTTCTACAACCTTTTTAGTCATTACTCAGTGCCTCCTTCATCCTGATTGTGATTTGACACACTTGCAGCTGCGGAAGGAAAATAAATATGATACGGCAGCTTTGTATGATCACCGCTTAACTTCTGTGAGCACTCAAATGTGTATTTCCCTACGGCTGCATCCTTATTCTTTCCTTCCAGTTCCAGGCCAGACGTACACAATGCATTTTCCAGGATCACAATGATAGGTCTTCCATTTACGGTTTTTCCTACAAAAGCGATATTCTCCCAATAATCCCCCTTCTCAATGTTGGATTTGGATTCGATCACCTCATATCCTTCTGCTGTAGAGGCCCCAGATGCGCCGATGACGGCAGCCTTAATGATCTCCGGCGTAGTCTCTGCAAGGTTGATCTCCATACTTGCTGTCTCTCCCTGTTTCACATCCAGCCCCGCCACCCGCACAAGGGCACCGTCTAATTCGATCGTCTTAATTTCAGGCTTAATAGAAAATTTACTCCCGCCCGAAGTTGCCCCTACAATGGATTCAGCCATATTCCATTTTTTCGTTTCCTTATCGCACACAAGCCCTTTATGGATCGTTCCTGCACCAAAAAGGATGTTATCCGGTGTACTCTCTGTGATTCCGCTTGATTTAATATCTTCGTAAGCCATTCTTATTCCACCTTCCATAATTTTATTGTCAGATATATTTCAATCTTCTTTAGTTCAGCTTCGCCCGTCGGAATGGGTAAAGCAGTATCATAAAAGACCGCAATCCCCGAACCATCATCCAGAACTGCGGTCTTGCCCCCGATCGAGGGAAATGCTTTCTTTATTTTCTCCTGGACTTCTATCAATTCCATCCAGTTATCCCTTGTGAAACCCGTGATTATGATTTTCTTTTCTTCCAGGCCGTCTTCCGTTGTGGGTTCAATCTCTGAGATCTCTGCCACAAAATAAGGATATTTCACATCGGATGACCAGGCCATGAATTCATACGGAATCTCAAGTATTTCCATTTGTTCGCGGATAAATTCCAATGTCTCAATCATTGCCCAGCTCCTTCATTTTTGCTTCGGCTGCCCTTATTATGGCGCTTTTCTTAGAATTAAAAGCATTGAAAAGCGCCCGGCGTGGCTTTTTACCCTTTGTAAACGCAAACTTCTTTCCGTCTTTTCCAAATACTATCTTAAAGCCGTATTCATTCGCATCCTGTTCAGATATGCCACCCGCCCCTATGGGGATATACCAGCCGCCCTTTCTTCCATCTCCGTTTAAGGCATACTCACCAGTACCATACTCTTCCCATATTGCGTTCTGGTCCTGGGAACCCACATATGCCTCTCCCTTTGCCGCATCCACTACATTACCCCAGGAGCCTTTGGTTTTCCCCGTCTTTACCTTCGTGTTTCTTTTTACATGGGCTTCCAGCTCTCCCGCGGCCTCATGCAGCCACTCTTCCATCTTTTCGCTGATCTGGCCCTTTATCTCTATCCTGTTGTCTTTAAAATCAAGTGCCATTCTGCCCTCCCACATAACGCAGGTATATTTCGAGCTGACGGTTCATTTCCATAGGATTGTCAATCAGCAGCACATCATACAGCTTATTGTTTATGATCATCCTGCTATTTTCTGCTTCTGCATCCAACCTTACCCAGTCTGATATAAATACATGAGTGGATTCCTGGATCTTGGCATTATAAGTGCTGTATCTGGATTCCCCTGCGGACAAGTCGAGCCACCCGGCGATTGTGTACATGGTCTTCCATTCCGTTACCTTTTCACCAATCGCATTTGTCACTGTTCCGCTTTTTACCTGTAGCTGTGCTATTGTGGTGCCGCCTATGCTCATATCAAAACCTCGCTTTCATGTATGGCTTTAAAAATCCCAGGAGGGAAACCGGATAACCCATAACCTGGTTATTTGCATCCAGGTCATAGTATGTGACGGAGTGACGAGATAATGTTTCAGACTTCACCCCCACTTTCTGCCTGTTATCCATTTCCCACAGGAGCATATTTATAACACCCTCCTGTATATCCTTTGGATACTCGACTTTTGTTATGAGATTATATGGTACTGGGTACAAGCATTTGTCTATAACGGTCATTCCGTCCTTTATCTCCTTCACCACATATATCCCGTCATTCGCCTGTGATCTTGTTATCTGGATTGTATCATTTGCCTTTATGTATGGGGTTGTTCCAAGTAATAAATCTTCTTTGCTTTCAGCTCCAAAACGAGCCGCCCGATTCTGAAAATTATTATTTGTATAAGACCTTATGAGAAGCTCTATGGCGCTTAATTTTCTCGTCAACGTTCCTGGATATGCCCCCGCAAATTCAGGCATAGAAGTCAATTCTATTTCCTCTATTATCATCGGAATCCCCCCCTAAGACTTACGCTGCTGTTGTTCTTACGGCAAACTTAGCAATAACAGTTTTTGCCTCATTTGTCAGCGCAACACCGTAATATTTTGCAGTCGTGATCTCTGTCTGCTGTATTCTCGGTTTCCATTCAGCATCCGTCTGGATATCCTTTTTCAAAAAGATTGTCACTGCCGGAAGTTCATCCTCGGTGAATTCTGTTTCAGCGGAATCCGGCTCCAACTTAATGATGGGATTCAGCCAGTTAGCACCTGACTTTTTGACCTTCTTTGATTTCTTGATCCAGCAGCCCGCGATTTTACCAATAGAGCCTCTTACAGCTACGCCGCCCTCGAACTTATCCGCAGAGAGGAACAAATCATCAAGCAGCAAATCAGTTTCCTGGTCCGGGTGAATGAACATGACCTTTTCAATGCCATCCTCTTCATCTCCAAATTTTGTGACTGCCCTTACAATGCCAGCGTAGTTGATAACACCTGCTGATTCGTCCTGTGATACCTTGGAGCCATACACCGCCGCAATAACATCATTATCTACTTTTCCCGCAATGGATTTTGCGAGCTGTGATTCTGCCTGTCCTACAGGATTACCAAGGCCAGAAAGTCTTGCCTCCTCTGTGATACCCACTGCTTTCATAGCTTTCTTAATTGTAAATGTGGTCGTAGAAGCAGTCATTTCAGTAAGTCCTACTTCTACACCTTCCGCTACGTCCTCTGCATCACCAATGTAATTCCATGATGGGACTGTTTTAGTATCCCCCGGAACCCCCACCAGTGTTGTGTCTACGTGCGCATAAGGTGTCATCTTGCACAACGCCTCAACCTTTGCATTGATCATTGCCCCCATAACTTCCGGGTCGATCATATTTGCCATTTTTGTTACTGCCATATTGTTTCACCATTCCTTTCTATGATTCTGTTATTTTTGCGAACTGTTCTGGGAAATCGTTTTTAAACTGCACCCGCTCATTATAGGGCTTTTTGAAAAACTCTTCTTTTGTGATCTCGCCGTTTCCTTCATCCCTGCTGGGCAGCCGTCTTTCCTCTACCTTATTCTGCTTTTTTGTCTCAAACTGACCAGGAATCTGTGTTTTAAGGCCATCTACAATACTGACAATGCCTTTCACTTTCCCGTCATCATCCAGCTTGATTTCTCCCTTTTCTTTTGCCTTGAATACCAGGTAATCCACGTCGACTGCACCGGCATCTTTCAGGGCAAACCTCAGACTGCTTTCTATTTTTAGTTCTTCGTTTTCCTGTTTCAGCGCAGTGATCTGTGTCTCATAAGTAGAAACCTTATTCTGCAGATCCTCATTCCCAGTATTTGACTTCTTCAATTCATCAATCAGCTTTGTAGCTTCACCATACTGGGACGTAAGGGAGTCATGGTCTGTCTTCAACTTACCGTACCTTGTATCCAGATTTTCCTCTGAAGCGGTAAAGATTTTATTTTCCTTCATTGATCCCAAAATACTGTTTATCTGTTCCTCACTCAATCCCTGTGATTTCAATAATTCCTGTAATGTCATATCCTTTTCCTTTCAATACGATTTTGTACGTGTTACGTCACGACTTGAAATAGATGTTTTACGTCATCCCGGACGAAGACACTATTTTACCCATAGATGGGAGATAATCGGATCACCTAACCTTTCTGCATGTGTTTCTTTGCCACTCTCCTACACCCCTTTCTGCCCTGTATTTGCGCCATATATCCATTAAAAAAGCGGTCATGGGATAATTTCCATGATCGCATTCTTAATCCTTATTCGCTTGTTTCTGCATGATATCTTTTGCCCGCTTTTTAAAGTCCTCAAAATCCTTTTCCTTTAGTCTCACAAGCTCATTACGGTCACCGTCCATTTTTGTATATTCTTCGTCAGATAATGCCCATCTTGCCCGCTGCAAGAGACAGCAGCGGCAGTTACAGTCTTCTGACGCTATACCAAATGCTCCCGGATGCATGGCCTTCCTTCCCGCCACCTCGAACGGTTCATCCAGTTCCCTGAGCTGTCCATCTAACGTCTTGTGGTGTGGTCTTGTCTTACCGTCAAGAGTAGCATCCCATTGTTTTACTATATCTGCGCCCTTTTTCTTCGCTTTCATCTGGCAGTCTGCCGTTGACTGGGCCTGCACTCTATGCCCTTCCGTCCGTGCGATTAGAATGGAATGGTTATACGCTTTGTCAAATGGGCTGTTCATGCCGGACGCTATCTTCATAGCCATTTCTGACCATGAAGCGCCATTGCTTATCCCGCGGGAAAGTTCTGCTTTTATGGACTTTTTCAGGTGGTTTATATCCTCTCCCAGAGCCTTATACAGCCCTTTAGAAAGCTTTGCATCCACCTGCAATGCTTTTACCACTTGGCTTTGGTCAAACGGGAATATGAGCGGTATACCCTGTCCCTGTAGGTCGTATAATGTACCGATAAATCCGTTCTCGTAACTGATTCCAAGATAATCCGCTATGGCTTCAAATTCGTTTGTATGCAGCAGATCCAGGACACCATCCAACTGTTTTTTTAAGGCTTCCTGGTACTGCTTCTGATAGATGATTGTTTGCAGGTTTTCCATATCGGTTCTGGCTGCTAAAATCCTTATCTTTTCTTCACAGTCCTGAGACGCTTTCTCATAAACCTGTTTTAACTGCTGGATTATTTTCTTTTCTTCCTCAAGGTATGCTTGTTGTACTGTCTTTTGCCTCTGGTTCAATAGCATCACCTCCGCCGTTATCTGGTATAATGCTGTTTAACATCTGTTCTGCCTGTTCTGTGTTCTCCTCTTCCTGCACCGGCAGTTTGTCCTTGATCTCCTCATAGTCAATATCTAAGATATCGCAGATCTGCTGTATGATCGTTTCTTCATCCAAAACATTAGCCAGTGAAAGAAGATTATTTATCTGTATCTCCTGTTTCTGAGCGTCAGTCAGCTCGATTTGTGCGTTATCCTGCGCATTCGTCATTACTTCACGCTCAAATTCAAGTTTTACATCTTTCATTTGATAGTCAGTACCATTCTGTTGGTTTATTTCATCCAGAACGATTTGCAGTATCTTCCTCAAGAACTGTCGTAAACGGATTTCCAGCTTATTGCACTTCAGATCCAGTAAAGCATATCTGGACTTGATGACAATGTTTGTGATATTTCCGTCTCCGATCTGTGCAGAATTAAACCCCATGCCAAAGCGATATATGTTCTTCTCGTCCAGGTCAAGCTTTGTCTGCCTGGCCTGATATGGTATATCTACCGTTTTAACATCCACTGATCCTTCTGCATCTACGCCGATATGCTTTTTTACTTTGACATTTTCTATTAATTCATCCAGGTTGTGCCCCTGGAATCCGGCAACCACATAAATGGCATCTGTAAAATCCTGCAGATTATTAGACAGGCTGCAAGCCATCAGATCATAGTCATCAATAAGCGCTTTTATAGGCTTTAAGCCCGAAAACTGTTTTCTTCCATTGTCTAATCGGAAAAACGGGATATACCCAAGCTCTGCCCCATACTTGTTTCCTTTTGTATCAACCTCTATGACGTGTGGGGCTGGATTAAGGGATACTGTATCATCTCTTTCAATCTTCCCTTCTCCGTCCTGCACAAAGAAATGCACCTGTGACTTATCCCATACCTGGATACGCTTTATTTTCTGTTGTCCTTTTTCCACTCTGTCCACATACCAGTAGATAAAGTATTCGCACTTATCGTCTGTATCTTTTGCGCGGACCTCAACCACACCAATGGAATCAGCACACTGGAAAGCCGTCCTTCCCTGCTCATTTTTATATGCGTACATATACTCAAAACCCTTGCTGACCGCGCCTGTAAGCAGTTCATACACTTCAGAATAAAAATCATCATCAAAGTATGTATCAAGCATTTCTTGTAATTCCGGTATATCTGACCTGATAATACCGTTTTCCCCAGACAGCATATATTGAACTTGCTGGTCAACCAATTCTGTAAAGAACGGGTGGCTGATACGGATATTGCTCCTGTACTTGTCTTCTTGCAGTTTGCCGTCTGCGTCCACATAATACAGTTTGTATTTCAATATCTCATGTTCTCCCTCATAGTACCTTTGGCCTGTTATTGCGTGCTGTTTCTTTTCACTCGAATGGTCATTGTCTATAAATTGCTTGATCTCTTCAATCGAAAGCATCGCCTCACCTCCTTTAATACAACCATGTATTAGGCTCATAAAATGCCAGGGTCACGGAATCCGCTATATCCGGGCTTCCTACCTTCCTGGCCTTCATGTCATCCTTGCTCTCAAGCTGTATCTTTCCTTTTGATGTAATTTTCTTTTTCCTGTTTGATAGCTGCTTTATCATCTCATCATCATAAGGCAGCTCTAACACTGGAGGATTTCCCTGCATAACAGCGCTAAAATTCTCTTCCAGGGCATCCCTTAATCCTCCCCATATCTGTGCACCCAGGCTGTCGTAGTAATCATCTGTAGCAGATGAACCGTTGTTTACAGGGATAATGGTAAAAGGCAGCCCATCTTCAGCCGCGACTTCCTTTATCCTGTCTGTGACGCCGCCTCCTACGCCTGTGTCATCTACTTTTATCATGCAACGCTTTATATTTGGGTACTTCTTCATATAGACTTTGCACATCTTGATCACATTCCCCGCGGTTTCCATAGTGCTTTTCTTGGCATATTTTTCAAAGGGGAATATCTTACCCGCTATGCGCGGCGTGATCACCGTCTTATCGTCTCCATATCTGGCAACGTCGCATCCCACATGCAATAGGATAGAGCTTTTTATATCAGCCTCCTTGATCCGGCTACTACAGGCCGTCTCTACAGTTTCCATTGAGATAAGGGAATCCAATGCCCCTTTCGGGAAATCCCCATATATCCTCACTCTGGCAACATCTGAATCCTGCCCATACTTTTTCAGGAGCATATCAATATTGTCCTTGGATGTCCTGCTGGAATCCATAGAACTTACTTTATGCACCTTGAACTTATCTCTATCCCCATTATGGGAATCATAAAAAACCCCTTCTAACCGGTTGGGGTTTCCACACATCAGTAATTTATTATCATCTCCCGAAAGTGTACCAAGTATAGCCTCCATGATGGGGTCCGCCACACCGGATGCTTCATCCACTACTATTAACATATGGTCTTCATGGAATCCCTGCATGTTTTCCGGTTTGGTGGCTGTCTTTGCAGTGGCAAACCACCGTTCCTCGTCACCAATCATGTATACTTTGGTTTTAGTCCATTTCAGCAGGTCCTTTACAAGGCTTTGGTTCAACCATTTGGCAATCTCCGCCCATAGCACATCATATAGTTGTTGCATAGTAGGGGCCGTTGCAATCACCCTCGAATAAGGTCTGCATACCAGGAACCATATAATAGCGCCCGCCTCCAATGCCGTCTTCCCAACTCCCTGACCTGACCGGACAGATATTTTGGGGTGAAGAACTAAATCATTCAGAACGTTTCTCTGCCAGGTATCGGGATACATATTTAGGACATCTTCAAAAAAGGCTACTGGATCGTCATAATAATAATCAAGAATCTCTACAAAGTCATTCATGCTGTGCCCTTCTCTTTGCGATATCAATTATTGCTGCCTTCCAATCTTTTGCGGCGGCTGAAGCATCGGCTTTATTCTTCCCTTCAAGCTCTAAATAATCTTTGATCATATTTCTGAGTTCGGCTTGCGCCCTGCTCAATGACCTGAGATAATTCCCTTGCTTGTCCCATGCCTGTTGCACTTCCCACTGCTCACTACTTGATTTCACGCTATCTGTGTATCCTATCTTAGATTCTGTTACGTCAAACTCGTCTTTCACATGCATAATCTTCTGTGATCGCAGCACCTCTGCCTGTAAAAATAGGATATTGTGCCACAGCAATTCAAGCGGATCACCAGACTGCAATTCCTCATATATATCCCTTGTATCCGCCGTAAAGTATTTAGAAAACAGCCCATGTTTCACGGCATTCTGGTTCCCCGGCGGACCTGTTCCGCCGTGGCCTACAGCATTTCTGTTGCCAGGCTGCCCGCCCTTCCTCCTTTGCGAACGTTCGCTTTTATTTAACGAGCGCTCACTTCCCCACTTATATGTGCTCTTCCAACGCCGAACAGTCCCTTCTGGCAAATTTAGTTGACTTGCAATCTCAACTAATTTCTTGCCGTTCAGATACATCTCCTTCGCCTTCACAGCTCGTTCATCCAGTTTCCGCGGCACCCTCACCACCTCTCAATCGTTTCGTTTTGCAATATAAAAGAGACACCGAAGTGCCTCTTACTCTTTTACCAGTTTATAGCCCTTTAATACTATGCTCCTTGTCTGCGCTGGTTGATAATCAATCAGTCCCCAACGTTTTAGTGCCTCCAGATGAACCCACACCGCTGACGTTGAATTAATCCCTATCGCCTTACATATGTCCCTCACAGACGGGGAATACATATTTTTTGTTATATAAGCAACGATGAAGTTATATACATCCATCTGCCGCTTGGTTGGTTCGGTTTTCATTTTATCATCTCCAAACATTTGTTCTTATATAAATTATAGAACATATGTTCCACAGTGTCAAATGGTTAGATTTTCCAGATAATTCACTAAATGCAATTCGCCTTTTGAAAAGCCTTCAGCATCTTTGGGAACTGAAGCGCGATCCAGTCTACCAATTCCTCATCAGTGCCCCAATTGCTATTTGCGTCTAACCCGCTCTCATATAGGAACCCGTGAATGATCTCGTGCCGCAGAATCCGTTTTTCTTCTGGTTCTACGTCTACTGAGCTCCCATATTCCGGTTTTAGCATACATGTGACAATACTTTTGGTTGTGCTGTCACAATATCCATCCTTGTTTTCTAACAGGATATCATCTGATATTTTCTTGCGCTCTATGGAATACTCTGTTCCCAATATTTCTATTTGCATTTCATACCCTCCATGATATAATTTTCTTGTGCCGCACCACAAAAGAGAAGGTGATTTTATGGCAGATAAAGGTAAATGCAGTGAAAAACCGCCTCGCCGTGGTCCTATGACTGTAAAGGTTAAAGGCTATACCCGGGAAGATGGTACTAAAGTAGATCCTTACAAACGGCATAAACCCAAGTAACTATTAACTGTTTTGGTTCGGCACATCTCACAACATAATGGAATCTGTCACGAAATAGGCATAGCCGGGATCGAACCGGCGGCACACACCTTATAAGGCCGCCGCTCTAACCCCTGAACTATATGCCTATAATAAAAGCGCCCAGCCAGTAATCTGACCAGACGCTCTCTACTTATAATTCTGCAAAAACGTGAATCCGTATTCCATCGTCTAAAACATAACTTCCAACATACTTTTTTGCTTCTATATCCTCATTGATGTTTTCTCCTGTCATATACGAATATAATCTTACGTCTCTTTGAATGCCGTCTTCAGCCAAAAACCAAATGTATGGTTCCCCGTTCTGTGTATCGACATTAATTATAGAATTCTCCATCTTTAAAATAGGGAGATTAAGTTTTTGTAATGGCATTATGTTTATTTTCTTCTTATATATTTTCACTTAACCACCCTTCACTTTTTTAGACAATTCTGAATGGTATTGGCTCATATCTGTCTTGTGATTTAGCCCTCAACACTCCTATGTATTGCAATGGGACATTAGATGATTTAACATTTATTACAACAGGAAATTCTGGCGTTGTAGCTCTGTTCGCAGTTACAGCTATTACATTGCATTTTATGGTTCCAAATATTGTTGCACCATCTTTATTAAAACCGTTTAAACACAAAGGATCTGTGGTACATTTCCATTGAACATCTTTTTCATCATTCTTTATAACTATTCCATATCTGGATATAGGTTCCATATATGTTTCCGCATAAAACTCTACTTCAATTTCAAAGTCATTAATCCTCTTAATTTTTGCTTTTATGTTCTCGTATGTGGTTTCTTTACCAGTGTATACATTTCTCCCATTTATCACATCAATCATCTGTCTCAACACCACCTCAAAACCATTTTCGCACACATCAAGATATAATGTCTGAGTTAATAATGCCGGCATTACAGATCTGTCAAGCCTTATTGGTATAAATTTAACTTTTCCGTTTGTTGCTTTCATTATAGCATTTTGCCATTCAAGCTTCACCATATTGCTTTGTAAACTATTCTCAGAGACAAAAAAGAAGAAAAACTCAGATGTACTTAATCCTTCTTCCATTTTATCAATAATACCGTCCCCTGGTTGTATTGACCAACTATCGTAGAAAACATTATTCATTCCAAATACTTCAGCCAACCTGTTAGCAAACGGTTCGACAATTGTTTTATCTTTTGAATTGTGGCTCAAAAATATCATACTCTAACCTCCCAAATACATTTTCTTCCAGTATACACCAAAATACCCCGTATTTCCACGAGGTATTGTCAAAAAATGTATTTGGTGGTACGCCAAAAGGCGATTGCTTACCCCGGGGGATAATCCCGGAGGCTACACAGCACTCAGTGCACATTATGCTGCTGTACTCCCTGCCTCTACGGTGATCCGGCGGCAGATAAGCTATAGTGCAAATCGGACTCGAACCGATACTTCCCAGCGCATGCCAGGTATGCTCCCATTTACACCACTGCACTACCAGTCATTTCAATCAACGACCATTTCTTTATCCCAGACCTGGGACATGCAGTTTAAAGTATATGCACTGCAAACTTACCCCGGACACCAGGGAATCTTGTTCTCTCTATAAACTGCTTGCACTTCCAGAGCACTACCCGTAATTGCCGGACTACTGCAATCACCGGCCAGTCTCATCTATTACGGATAAAGTTTTTTACAGCTTTATAGCATTGCAGGACTTCAAGCTGCACAGAAATATGTTTTTCCGCTTTTGGTATCAGAACCCCCTCACAACTCCACCCAGGGACGTCATCCATGTTCTTTACCGGTTGTCACGGCTTTATATGCTAGTGCCATCGATGTCTTGCACTAGCGGAGAGGTTGTAGTTAATCGGTTCCCCCAGCGGCGGGATCACCTCGCTCATAAAATTATACAAGATATAGCAGCACGCAACCCACCCCGTACTGCTCTGGCAACCATAAGTTCCTTTCATTGCCCCTACCCAAATGCCCTTTAGGCCATGTCTTCTCTCGGCAGTCCTAGAATACTCGACGTTAATCTACTCCTTTACGGAACCATGCTGCCTATACGCCTTACTGCGCAGTGCCTGACGTACCTATGCGGTACCGGCGATTCAGCCGCGGAGCTGTGACACCCCGCAGCCGCACTTTCAAACGGAGGATATTATTTTATGTTCTACTCGTTCTATTTTAATTATATCATATATTTTTATGAATTGTATGAAAGTTGAAGAAAAGTTGAAATTCTTTTTGATATGCTACTCTGTTCTAATCCTATGATGTCCGCAACCTCTCTCTGTCGCATTCCTTCCAGATAATACAGCTCAAATACCTGTCGCTCTTCTCCTTCTGGCATACTGCCAATAAACTCTTCTACTTCCTCCATTTCAGCTTTTATTTGCCTTTTTCTGGCCTGTTTCCTGGCAATTTCCCGCTTAATCTTATCCGCATCCTTAGGCTCGTACATTTCCACACTGACACGCCGTTCTGTAAACGGGAAATTATGATCTGATGACTGCACCTTGCCCATAACTACAGGCAGCGCTTCCCGGCGTTCCTCCAGTTTGCTTATCTGCTTATCAATCATCAGTAGCTCCCTTTTCAATGGCTTGTACCTTTCCAGCTTCTTCTTGTCCATAGGCTGCTACCTCCTGTCTAAAATCTGAAGAAACTCATTATACTGATAGCTCTCACAGGCTCCCGTTTTATGTCGTAGGAGAATGTGGTGCTCATACAGGTTAACGACCTGCATCCGGCGGCTTACCTTTACGGTCCTCCGTCCCTCGTCCTTAATGTCTATAATGATATGTACTGTCTCTCCGCGCTTTACGCCGTATCGCTTTTCCCTCGCCCTTATATTTTCCTCCCGCCTGATCGCGGGTAATGCTTGCTCGTATGTAGGGTCCGGGCAGCCTGATCCGTTTCTTACCATCTATCTTTCTCCTTTCCATGTATTCCAAAACTGTCATTTTTTCGTGTCTTTACGTCCTCCCAAAATGTTTCTGTGGTCTTAAACCGATATCCGCAGGCTGTGCACTGCCTCCTTCGCATGACCATATGCCCACCTGGGGTTTCCTCACTGTCCGTTACCTGCGTTTTGCCGCCGCATTTCTTACACTTCATGATTCGCCTTTCATAAAATCGTAAGCGCTGCCAACATCCCAAGCGCTACGCCAACTCCTATCCATATACCGACATTTAAATATGCCACTGATTCCTTTATGTATTCTTTAATTATTTTTTTTATGGTGTACCTCCATTGTCACCTCTAAATTTAATTGTCGGTACTGGCTCCCAGCTTTGGCATACAGCCCAATCAATGCCCCCGACTGGCATCCGCATATGGCGCGGCACTCCCGTTGCGTTCCGGCGCGTTATCTGCTCACCCTCTTTTTTATTGCCTATCTGGTTTTTGCTCCAGAGATTTTTTTTACAAGGTCCCTCTTTCGTCCTTGCCCCGTATTGCCGTTAGGTCAGCATTTAACTTTATCTCCCTGTACGCTCTCATGTATTTCTGCATATACCACCGTTCGCATTCTCGGCAATAGCTGTTCCGGCGGTTACGCTTTTTCATCAGCCGGAACTCTGTCTCCTCTTTTTTGGCTCGACATATGCTACATATCCTCATCTTGTTAATCCTCCATACTCTTGCAAAACTCCTTATAGCACTCCGTGCACCCCAGAGTATCCACCAGACTACATGCTATGTACCCGTCCTGATACACTGCCACATTGCACTTTAGGCACTCCTTTACCTGGCAGCCTTTATATTTTGTAAACCCTGGGCAGTAATGGACCGGATAAAATGTACCGCCTCTACACCAGTGCGCCTGCTCTCCCGGCTTGTTCCAGTGACTCCACCACATCCGTGGCGGCTCATCCGGGTGTGCCTTGTCATACGGGTCAGTCTCCGCCCGGTGGTCATCAAAGCATGCTCCGTAAGGACATCGTCCAGACCACCAGTACAGGCAGTTCCGACAGACGCGCTGACCGCAATGCTTGAAACGTACATTGTCCCTGGCCTGCAGGTACTCTGATATGCTCATTTGATAATTCATCATGGCATCACCTCCGGGAAGTCCAATAATGACATTTGCACTGGCGGAATGTCCTCCCAACCAACCCCTATATAATCTAAGACTTTCCCCCACCCATACACTTCACCGGTTTTTGTATCTTTTACCATTCTGTACATGAGATATTCCCATTCTTTTGGGTTCTCTTGGCGCTTTTGATCGAACCGGTGTGGACGTTTCTCCATGTGAACACCAAAACCGCACATGCTACACCCAGTCCTCTGTGCTTTTGTGGTACGCAGATCTCCGTTGTAATCTTTTTGTATGTCCCCATAAATGAGGGGCACGATACTCTCCACTGGAACGTATGGGATAGAGTTCCCGTCCTTATCCCGGCTATATGGCTGCCTGTAATACAGTTCCTCGAAGAGCATCAGGTGTTCGTGATACCACTTATCCATCTCAATAGCCAACCTTAGGATATCGTTTCTCATGAACGGTGCGAAGGGCGCCGATCTGGTGACTGTTTTCCCATAATAGTTACAACCATGTTCGATAAGTGATTCCTCTCTCTGCCCGCCCTCTGAAGCCATCATCCCCAGATAAGGCTTGCTATTATGTTCTTTCGCCCAATCATCACACGGTTTCTCTTTTATGTAATAACAGCACCGGTTTGATACCTTAAATGGGGCTGTCTTGTAATTCACACCTTCATTCTCATTTTCCGGGCCTCCGAACAGCTCCAGCCATTTCTGTGGTAGCTTCATACGGCTGTTTTTAGCAAAATGGCCTTGTGCACCGCATTCTCCTGTGATAATAGCGTGCCTGACTGTCTTATTATCTTTTGTGGGATTCTGGAGCAGCTCGATTCGTCCAGCTATTTTCTTGCTAATCACCGGAAATCCTACTTCATTGATAACTTCCGCTTTGGACTTATAGGACATTACCAGTTCAACACCCAGTGCCTTGTGAACCCTCTGTATGCTCTTATCTTCTACATTTGATACTGATATGGCAGGCACATGAATACCTATGCTGTGTAGCCAAATACAGAGTGTGATACTATCCAGCCCACCAACACTCACATGACAGTTACAGTCCCTGGCCTGCATCTCTTCGTAGAACTCCCAGGCTTTATGCGCCTGCCGATTTACCTTTGCTTCGTATGGCAGATTCTGAAGTGCTGTGAATCTCGCTTTCTGCTCTTTCTTTTTTTGCTTCCACTCCTCTGTGGACATCTCTTTATCATTCATTTTTCTTTATGAAGCCCGGTATACCTTTTCGCGCGAGGCCGGCCCCTTTCTCAGATTTTATCTAATCTTCTTCGTCATAGATAAGGACACCAATTTCATTACCTAACCAATTAAGGCCAGCTCTTGTCAAAAAATAAGTGTATCCTCCGTGCTGGTTTTTGGTGCCGCTCCGTTCTGCATATCCCGCCGCTACCAGCATTTCACATTTTTCATAGTCTTTGCCGATTCCAGCAGTCGCAAAATAATTCCTGTACGGCTTGTAATATTGCCTTCCATGTCGCATATATGGTTTTCGCTTTCCCATCCCTATACAGTGTTTAGCAAGCTCTATGCATTCGTTGCGCATAACTGGCTCCTTTCTCAGCTTTATTTCCCGTGTTTGATACGTCTCTTCTTTTTCTTACTGCCGCAGAAGATGAACTTATTCATGTTCCCGGCCTTTCCGTTCGCGTTGATCTGTACACGCCCGGCGCTGTATATGTATTTCATTTATTGCCTCCCTCAATCCTTCTTCATATCCATCAAAAAATAGTCCTTTTCCTTCGGTGAGTATCATGTCATTTGCAACATCTGCCTTAATTTCTAACTGATGTACAATTTCTTGCAATACTTTCTCTAAAGGAGATTCTAGTTGATGTTTTAATTCATCCATTCTTCTCTTCCTCGTACTCTGGCAGTTCCATCCAGGCAGATATCTGTTCATTATCTATCCCAATATCCAAGCTGCAGCTATAATAATAAAACCCCTTATCGTCATATAGTAAAATTCTGTACCCATGATCCCTTTCTTTGCAGTAAAATTTTCTTTTTGATCTGTAAGGGCCTTTTGGCAAGTCCCCATCCGCCACCTTGTGCCAACTACCGGCAGTTGGTTGCATCTCTATCAATTCGCATAAGGCATTACATTTATCTGCGGGGAGATTCTCCTTAATTGCGATGCCTGCCACCTGCTCCTTAAATGCATCTGCATCAATTAATCTCATTCGTCCAGTTCCTCCTCCGGCTTCAGTGGAAGTCCCCAACACTTTTCGCATTCAAAAGGGCACCATTTGTCCATCAGCCGCTCTTCTCCCATCTCACGTTCCAGCCACGGAACATCATACGGGCACATCTCTTCCATGATCCGTTTCCGCTCTGATTCCAGATACCTGTCCAATATCGTCGGCTCTGTATCCACATATCTCATCCCAGGCACCCTTAATGCCCTGGCTGATCCAGTACCTGCATCTGTTTCCAGTATCCCGTCAGCCAGCATCCTGTCTATGTGTTTCTGTACGGAGGATGTAGATCTAAGCCCTACCCCATCCCCTATTTCCCTGCGACTGGGCGGATATCCGTGCTCACAAAGGTACTGCCTGATAAATTCCAGCATCTCTCCCCGTGTTCTTTCTCCACGGACCTTATTGTTTTCTTTAAATGTCATAATATCCTCTCACTCCTATTTCAGCGGAAGTTCCATTTCTGACGGAACAATCTCTTCTTTGATCTCCAAGCAGATGTCCTGTACCGGACATTTTACACATTTACTCTGGTCCTGTTCACAGATATCTTTCATCACCTTGAAGCCCTGTAAAACAGCCTCTCTATTAACCATAGCCACGTCCAAGAATCTTTTTGACTGTGTGACTCCGTTCAGCCCACATACATCAGATAATGAACGGCACTGACTATAATCAACTCCCTCTTTGATGTATCTGTATGCCTTTTCCAGAACATCAGCCTTGAACCCACAGTTATCCTTAACCTCATTCACAGCGTCTACCAGTCCGCGCCCATAATCGACGTTATCCACTATCTCTTCAGATATGGCTGCGTATCTTCCCATACTGCCCATTAACTCATCCCCAAATCCAAACACATTTATTTTCAAATCACGTCCTCCTTACAGCGTTGGCCCGTAACAGCCCGCTCTCCAAACTGTCAATGTCATATTTGCGTCCCTGGAAATTACTGAACTTCGTCGCTTTCCCTTTGGCGGTCGATTCCTGCCGCTGGCTACGGTTCCAATTCCTAACAGCCGCTTTCCAGTCTTTCATTTTGTTTTTACCAACCATCCAGCCTTTAGAATCATAAAAGTCAACAAACGCATCCGGGTTGACTTTGTATCCCATTTCCTGGCAGTATGCTGTAACCTCATCTGCCGTAGGCGGGCTGAATGTTTTATACTTTTCATTCTTTACATTCTTTTCATTCTTGTTTGTGGTCACTTGCTGGTCACTTGCTGGTCGTTCGCTGGTCATCTGTTGGTCAGTCTGCTGGTCACTTTTTTGATAAGACTCCCAGTTAAGTATTGTAATCAGGCTGTTTTTGTTGCTCGCTTGCTGGTCAATCTGTTGGTCAGTTTTGAATGCATTTAAGATTCTTTTCACCTTACTTTCGTTCACAGATAAATCGGCGGCAATTTTAAGCCTTCCGGTTATCAATTGCCCAGGCTGAAGCATTATTTTCTCTCCCTTAAATATCGCTGGACATGTCCCATGCGAGGCTTTCAGGAGGAGATATACCCATACCGCCAGATGATCAGCATCTTTGCAGACAATAGGATTATCAAGCGTTTTCCTATGTAGCTTTATCCACCCTTCCATCCTTATCACCTGCCTCTATCAATGTCACTTCGATTCTAGGGTTATGCTTGTCCACGTGGAACTCGTCTGAAAAGCCCTTTATGTATTGCCACCCATCATTTTCTATCACCCGACATTTTACAAGCGCATCCTGGATGAACTTGTGAGCCACGGCGGATATATTATCCAGGTCACGCCGTCTATTTGGCTCGTAGAAGGAGTAATGGATAGTGATAGGGGATTTTATCGCCTGGCGCTTTAAACTGGCTCTAATGGCGTTTGAGACGAGCATTTGATACTCCTGCTTCATATCGTTGCCGCAGCTATGCCCCCGGTGAAAGCTCCTCTCTGCCTTCAGGTAATCGTTCAGCCCCGGCAGCTTCCCTTTGATCACGAATCTGTGCTGCACACTCTCCCTCCTTCCTCCAGTTATCAAACGCTGTCCTCATGCTGTATATTTTGTCCCAGAGCTTTCCTACCCTGGAATCATCCTTGCTCACATACTCCTTAAACTCCAGCTCATCCACTGGGTCCCCCGGTATGGGCCTGTAATAGCCGTTTCCGACGTTTATAATACAGTCCCCGTTGTGGTTGGCCTCCTCTACCAAAAGTCTTAGCTGGCGGTCAATAGATTCGTTCCCCGGCGGCCACAGATCGGGTCTGCTCACTGTATTTTTATGACCGGATGTGATCCGGTTGAAATATCCTCGTGCAATTTCACGGGCATCTGTCTGCTTACTCATTTGCCCTCCTTTCTCCCCCGGCCATAGCCAGGGGCGGTCATGGCTTACAAAGTTACAAATTGTGATATATCATTCATCGTTTCCAGCATGGGCAAACGCGAATCCGCTGGTATTACAATGCCGTATACATGGTACATCTGCTCGAAGGCTCTCATGCCCCGCTGATGTGCAATTGTGTGGTGGGTCCGGCAGAGACATATTTTCCGGCAACTGCTGTCATCCACTGTCCTGCGGTCCCGGCCCATGCCTATTGCATCTACATGGTGTATCTCTCCATCTCTTCCACATACGGCGCATTTCTTGTGTTTCACGCAGTAATACAGGTATCTGCCTATATCATCAGCCCGCTCTACGCCACGCTCTGAAAGCGGGATACCGTGCTCTATGGCGTATTCCAGGATAGTATTGATAAATTCTCTAGCTACATCCATAGAGCAGGTGGAAAGGCTGAAATAGGCGTCTCCCGTCCTGCTTATATGCAGGTATTTAAGCCACTCTTTTTCCTCTTCTGGCATATATCCGGTATAGTCCGCTATGTCCCGGATGGTGGCATATATCTTTTTGCGCTGGGCAGCCGATATGTGGCGTCCGTCATCCAGCCTTATTTCTGCAGTGCGGATACATTTCTTTAGCAGAAATTCTCCGATCTGCTCCGGTATATGTACAATGAGATCCGTACCGGAAGAAGTTTCCCTGTATTTCTGCAACTCGACAGCACTATACATTGCATTTATTTTCCTCTTTTAACCTCAATGGTTTTATCAAGTTTTTTTATTACCTTCACATACTCATCAACCAGCATTTCTTTCAGGGTATTGCCACGGATGATATTTATGATATCTTCGGCTAATACGTCAGCCTCTTCCATCTTGTACAGCAGGAGTTTGTATTTTATGTCATCAATAAGCGCCGCTCCGTATTGTTTGAATACAATTGTCAAATCTTGATTTGCAATTTCCAGTTCGTTTATCTCTTTGTAGGCGTTGTATGTAATCTTATTTACGTGAAATTTGTCATAGGTATTGTATTTTCCAGTACCTTTTCCGCTCTTGTCTTTCCGCTCAACAATGCTGCATTGTGAAGCAGGTATATAGATCCTGGGGGCAGAATACAATTCCCTGGCTATTCCATGTTTGACACATGCCCGCTTGAAGGCATCTGACGCACGCCCTTTTTCCTTTTCTGTAAAGGATTCTGTTCCGACGTCTTCTTTGTATATCCACTGGCCTGAATCACAGTCCCAGGCGGATATGCGGCAGAACAACTGCCCTCCAATCTCTCTATATTCATCCTTCCAGCCTAAAACACCATATTTTTCGTCGAGCTTCTCTTGCCCGGCTCTGCTGGTAACATATAAGAGGAGTGTAACGCCCTTAGCATCTACCTGCTGTACCCTGCAACTAATCTCTCTTGCTTCTAACAATCCGTTCATGCCACGTCTCCTTTCTTACTCCAATTTCCTGAATAGAACCACTCAATAAGCATTTCCCTGAACTCCCGCTTGTCATCCTCCGTACCAGACAGGCATCGTTCCAGTGCATAGTCATAAGCATCTTCCTGGCTTACCACTGTGCCCTGCTCTGGTCCAAATCCTTCGTAATACATTATCTCCTGGCCCCCTCTATCCTCTCGTTGCCATTCATGATGGTTAATTCTGCACCATCTGATAGAGCAATGCAGTAATCCGGGCACGCTGTTACTGTTATATACGGTATGGAGTTTTCTGCTACATCCCGCATCATCTCACGGATGACCGGTCTATATTTTTCTAAAATTCCTTTCCCATCCATTGACTTTCCTCCGTTCTCACCCTATAATAAGGGTGATTGATGTTTTCAAGTCCCTGATTGCTTGCCGGCTCCAGGGGCTTTTTTGTTTAGATTAATTCCCAGGGTTTCCAGGCAAAGCTCTATGCCGGTGCCAAGGATACGCCTATGGATATCATCGTTGACTCTGCACTGCTCCATTAACCGGAATGCAGCTTCAATCTTATGGTCTTCTATGTTCATTTGTCCCATCCCCCTTATTTTCTCTTATCCAGTATTCCACCACATATAAGCAGAATACTGTCACCGCATACAGCAATACTGCGTATGGGTCTACTCCATATATTGCTAATACGGTTAGAACCGCTATAGTTGCGTTTTTCAATTGATACCACCTCAATTCTGTCTATATTACACATCTCCGGCTCATGGCCGCTCTCTCTGCGTTGACCTGTCTTACTCTCCATTTTTCAAATCCAGGAGTGTAAAACAGTATGGGGGAGTTCCAGGCACTTACATTTTGTTTAAATGACCACGTTTGCTTTGTAATAAGTGCTTCTGTGTGGGCTTTACGCAATGTGCATTCCGGGAACCCCATCTTCATAAGCTCTTTCATACTCATGATTTCTTTTGGGTATTCCATGTTTATTCCACCTCGCTTTCCGCATCAGTCCTAACGGTTATTACCATTGTCAGCTCTGCGAATCCTCTTTCTTCAGCGGAGCTGGCAATCTTATAACTTCTTAAAAATTCAATCTCTTCTCCATCAAGAAATATCCTCCCATTACGGAGAGTTAAATTTTTCATCCTCATTATTTCTCCCGCACTGCATTCCACTTCTTCCACTTTTATCACCTCCTACAATTTGCCATGTTTTTCAGAGCAATCACTCTAATTTTTAGATTGTTTGTAATCTGTTGATATACAATTGTTTCATTATACAAACAATGGTAAATCCTTCCATTTGAAAACGAACATATGTTCTGATATACTACTCTCTATAAGAGTTAGAGATTTGAATACGATATGCCCAAATATTCGCAAACACTTTAAAATGTTCAAAAAGTTCATCTGCTTGATTTGTGGTCAAAATCAAATTAGTAACATTAGATTTTCTGCCAGTGATGTGAGAATATAGTTCTCTTGCGGCTGAATCGCAAGCCATTTGCAATCCCCAGAAATGTCTATTATATTTTTTCTCTAGTTCTGCAAGATATAATTGGCATTTTTTTCTGTAATAGGTGTTTGGTTTCACATCATTTACAGTAATTTCATCAATTAAAATGATCTTCAAAGTCAAAGTTTTACTCCTTTTCTTGTGTGTCAATATTTAGTAAAGTGTCAATGGTAATATTCAAGTAATCAGCAACTTTTTTTACTTTAATAATACCTGGCTCAATTTCATTCCATTTACAGATGCTACTTCTTGGAAATTCAAGATCTCGCTCTAGTTTGGAAATTGAAATTCGCTTTGGGCCGCATACCATTTTAATATTGTCGTATAACAAGCTTTCACCTCCTTTTTCAGCAAATATCACGCAATTATATTGACAAACTGCGTAAATTATTCTATAATTAGAATCACCACAAACCAATTATGAATATTTTGGCATTTTGCATGTTGCGTAATATTTACAGAACTTATATTCTTATTATACGTGATATTTCCAGAATGTCAAGAGTTTTTTGCGTAGTTTTTTCAGAACTTTTGAGGAGGAATAACACGATGATATATGAAAGAATAAAAGAGCTAAGCAAAACAAAAGGTATATCAATCAATCAACTAGAAAAAAAATTAGGATTATCAAAGGGGTCTTTATGCCGTATTGATACCAACAGACCGAGTGTCGACAAACTACAACGTATTGCAGATTACTTTGGAGTAACAATTGAATATTTAATGACTGGACATTATGAAGACGAAGACCATTCACCTTATTATTTAAACGATGAGACAAGGGCCATAGCCCAGGCAGCTTTTGAAAACCCTGATATGCGTTCCTTATTTGATATGAGTAGGAAAATGTCTCCAGATAGACTGAAAGCACACCTTGAATTTATGAAAAAGCTCCAAGAATCAGAGGAGGGTAATGGCCTTGACTAACGCTATAAAAAGCGTTTTTAGGAGGCTTATATGATTGAAACTGAAAATATATTTGTTTATTTTATGAATATGGACATACATGTGCCAGAACAAGTCGTAAAAAACAAAGATGGTACATATTCAATTTTTCTTAACTCACGGCTCACCTATGAATCGAATATGCAGAGTTATAGGCACGCCATAGAACACATTATAAATGGTGATTTTGAGGGGTCTGACACAAATAAAATCGAAAGCAAAGGCCATAATTTAGATCCATCAAAAGAATTACGTATGTATAATTAAAAGAAGGAGATTATAATGGGTCTGTATGAAAACATCAAAAAAATGGCAGAAATAAACAATTTGTCTATAGGGGAATTAGAACGAGATTTGGGGATTCTCCCAAATACTATAAAGACTTTTGATGAAATTCCTCCATATAAAAAAGACTTAGCAGAAATTGCTACGTATCTCGGAATTCCTGTATTTGATTTAGTTTTAGGGAAAGATACAACACGACTTAAAAATGTCACTATAGAAGATAACCATGAATTAACATTAAAAGATAAAAAGGATATATCGAAAGAATTAGACAAAACTATGAATGATATACAAGGTAAATCTTATTCTGACGATTTAGAAAAAATTGATGGCGAAAGCCTGATATTGTTATCACGGGCAATTGAAACAACACTTGTAAATATCAAGAAATATAATAAAGTGATTTATAGCCCTAAAAAGCAAAAAATTACTAAGAGGTGATCTGATGGGAATATTTAAAAAGAAGGATAATGAAATACAGTTAATACATATCCAGGGACTTCCAGCACTACAAAATCAGTTGATGGATGTTATAATAAATAAGATAGAGCGTAAAATCTACTTCATAGAAAAAGCGAAAGTAAACAAAAAGGAATATTCTATATTTTTGAATGATATTAAATTCAGCGGAATGTTGACAGAGGAAGTGAGCAAACAAAGAAGTTCAATTGGTAGAGCCATAGCAGGCGGTTTGTTATTCGGAACCACGGGAGCTGTTGTTGGCGCTGTTTCCGGTGTTAAAGATAAAACCAAAAAGGAAAGTTATTATGTAATCGAGTATAATGAATGCGAAAATACTAAATTTATTCAGATGGCACTTGCTGGTGATTTTAGAATTACAAAGTTCGATTCTTTACTAAAATCATTAACAAATCAAAACCAATAATAAAAGCCGCCCCAGTGTTGGAGCACCAGGACGGCTTGCATCTCCGAAGAGACGATACATATGACATTTATATTGTATCATCTTCGGTGACAGGTGGCAAGAGACCATCTGTCTTTTTTGTACCCATTTTTACCAAAATAGGAGGATGGACAATGGCAAAAGCAAAGTACACCAAACAAAAAGACGGTTATTTTCAGACAAAGGTATGGGATGGCACTTATACCGCAAACGGCATGAAACACAGGGTTACTCTTCGCTCGAAAAAGAGTAGCAAAGATTTAGAGAACATGGTGAAAGAGTATACGCAAGAAGTTGAACAGAGGAAAAAAGTGCGTAACACAGATGTATTGTTTGTTGACTATGCAAGAGGCTGGAGAGCGGCGTATAAGGCCACAAAAGAGACCGCAACGAACAATATGTATAAAAACATCATAGAGACTTATTTTACCGTTGTAGGCTCTGTTAAGTTGCAAGAAATAGATCGCATACACTACCAGGAGATAATAAACGCAGCTATAGGAAAGCCACGAACACAGCAGCAGATTAAGCTTACTTTCAAGCAGGTGATCCGGTCCGCCGTTGCAGATCATCTTTACCCGGCGAATGTCATGGAAGGTATTTTTGACCACATGGAAGTTATTAAGTATAATCCAAGTGAAAAGCGTCCACTTACAGATTATGAACAAAAAGCTGTTTTTTCTGCGGACTTATCCACATCAGATCGAGCGTTTGTGTATATCCTATACGGATGTGGCTTGCGGCGTGGGGAAGCTCTGGCGCTAACAAGGTTTGACGTAGATCTAAGCAGGCGCACACTCACGGTAAATAAAGCGCACAAATTTGTAAAGGACAAACCCGTGGAGAAATGCCCCAAGTCTCAAAATGGATATAGGACCGTACCCATACCATCTATGGTATTTCCGGTGGTTGAATCATACGTGAAGTCTATGGGGCGGACGCAGCTATTTGTAATGCGCAACGGGCAGCCGGTCACCAAAAGCAGTTATGACAAGATGTGGGCAAGGATACTAAAAGCTCTACAGGCTGCTTCAGCAAAACAGATCACTGGGCTTACAGCGCATGTATTCCGACATAATTATTGCACAAATCTTTGTTATCAAATCCCGAAGGTGTCTATAGAGAAAATCGCAGAGCTTTTGGGAGATACAGAGAAGATGGTACTGGAAGTCTATAATCATATGGTAATGGAGAAAGAAGATGCTACTGGAGCAGTTGAAGATGCGCTCTCATTCTGA